CGTCATCCCCGAATGACGCCCCTTTGAGCTTCAGGATTGCATCGACAAGCTGCTCCTTATCATTGACTCGGTCTGACATCAGCACATTGTAGGCGTCGATAAGGCTGATCTGCTGCTCGAAGTCGCCCTGCTGCTCCTCGTTGTTCCAAAACTCCACGACCGGCACACCGTCGAAGTAATGCGGAATGCGGTCCGCCACTTCATACCCTTGGCCGTTCAAATCCTTGACGATGTATTTAATCACGTACTTTTCCGTGTAGACGTTCACGCTGTACCCGACAATCGCGTTCGATAGATTGCGTTTAGGGTAGTAGTGAACGCCGAATAGGGACTTGTATTCGACTGTATCATCGACGACCAGGAAGATTTGCCGCGGGTCGATCGCCGTCGCCTTGGGGATCGGGCTATCGTCTGACGTCATGAAATAGAGCTCACGGCCGACTCCGAGGACGGAAAGATCCTTCGCCAGCTCGGCGTCGTGGGAAACGATGTCCCCTTGCTTGTAGACCTCCAGGATCTCGTCGATCTGCTTGCCGTCGTACTTGACGGGGTCGCCGGCCACATATCCGACCGCAATGTCGGTAATGTATTTCGCGTGGTTGGCGACGAGCCGGTTATTCGGCAGCCCGGTGTCGCTCCCCGTGTTCCGGGTAAGGATGGCGTGCTTGCCCATGTAATAGTTCTCCAGCAGGTCCAGACGCGGAATACTTTTCTGGTGCTCCTGGATACAGCTCTTGATCATTTCGATCGGTATATCGTTCCAATCCTGAACCAGATCCCGGTCCCGTATGATTGCCACTGTTTTATCTCACCCCCGCCTTTGCTTTGTTGCCGACCTTAAGCCGTGCATTCCGCATATCGTCCTCAAGCGCATAACGTACGGCGTCAATGCTGTGATTGTCCTTGTCCGGATAACCGTCTTTAAAGTTGCCGTTTGCATCGCGCTCCAGCTCATAGCCGTAAAACTCACGCTTTGTATTCGGGCAGCGAACCGGGTCGATTATGATTTCCACCAAGTCCTCCAAGAACTTCACGCCATGCTCCACGCTGTCCGGTCCTTTCTTGGCCGGTACAATATTCAAGCCAAGCTCCCGGAACTCGTTTATCGTCCGAGGCTCCGCACTATCGCCCGTAACAGGCCGGTTACCGATATTCTCCTTCTTGATCTCCGTGACAGCCGACCGGTTGCTCATACGGAGCTTGTGTAACTCATGAAAGATGAACAAGCGCTGCCGCGTCTTGTCGTAATGCATAACAGCGTAGTGCAGCGGATCCTTCGCATAACCGAAGTCCAGCCCGCGTTTGATCCGGTCGAATCGCTTAATCTCTTCGTCCGTGATCGGCCTAAATGTGAGATTCAGGAACACCTCGCCGCCGGTTCCAGTGACTTCGCCCAGGTATTCATGCTCGTAGGCGTCAAGGTTCTTTTTCTTTAGCTCCTCGGCCTCAATAAAAAACTGCTCCCCAAGCCACTCACGGGGAACAGTTTCGTATGTGCTATGGTGAACGAGCCGATCGGCTCGCTGTTCGGTAACTTCTGCGTTAACCCAATTACGCTGCGATTTCGGCGGGTTGAAGCAGTAAAACACGACAAATTTGGGCCCACCCCGAAGGAATGTCTGGTTGATGGTTCGAATATCGCCCGGCTCAAACTCGTCTACTTCTTCGTACAGAACGTACTTGATGTATCCGCGCCGGAGCTTACTCGATTTAACCTTTTTCGGCTTGTCAGCGCCTCGGAAAATGATCTTCTGGCCTGTCGGCAGATACGTCAGGCCCATCGGGCTAACGCTGTCATGCCAAAGGTGTGAGACTCCCAGAACGTCGATCGCCCAAAGCAACTGCTCGTAGACGCTCTCCCGCAGGTTCTCTTTGACCTTCCGCAGAGCGACTGCATTTGCATTCGGGTCCTTCATCATGCCGAGAATAATCTCTATCGCCACAAAGGACGACTTGGTCGAGCCCCGGCCACCTTTTAACCAGTAATGCGTAAAGCGGTTCTCTTTGAGGGCGTGATGGATCTCGTAGAAGCTCGGCGCGATTAGGCTGGTAAGCGGAACTCTCATGAACTATTACCTTTCGGCACATCGTCCACGATCTGCACGGCTCCCTGGACGTCAACCTGCTGCTTATCGATCCACATGCCGTATCGCTTGCCAAGCAGTTCCGCCGCCTTGATGCGATCCTTACCGTCAAGCTCTTTTTTGACGAGCTGCTGCTCACCCATACCGAGTCCAAGAGGGAACTGCTCGTTGACTTTGCCCCGAAGCACACTTGACAGAAACTCTAGTATCTCGTCCTGTTTGGCTATGCGGTTAGCGTCTTTCTCGGCAATGCGGGCATCGATGTAAGATTTTACGTTAGCATTCGTCAGCATTCTTGAAGCATTTACCTTTGCCACATCTCGGCTTTTTACTCTGTAACCGGCTCGGATGTAGGCCTCCGTTCCGTCTCCCAGCTCAATAAAAAAATCTGCAAACCGTTTCTGCTTTTCGGTTAACTTCACGGCGGCCACCTCCTCGCCTTGTTATTCTAGTTCTTGCTCTATGGTTTTCAGCAGGTCTAACATTTCACAATCGTCCTTGTGGCCATCCTCACTATTCCTTTCGCAGCAAGGACAATAGTAATAACCGCACCACTCTCGCGCCCACTCAACCCTTTTGAGTAGACTGTGGGTTCTGCTCAATAAACTATCCATGCAAATCACTCCTAACACACTTCAGCCACGGACAATACTGCTTCACACCAGTCCAGTTTCCCCCAGACACAACGAACACACTTTTCCGGCTGCACCGGATCGGAATCGTCTCGTTCGGCGATCGCTTCGATCTGCTGGATCAGCTCAATGCCCTTTATTTCTCGCATATGATCAACTCCTAGAAAACAAAATGCCGCCAATAATGGCGGCTATGTTGAGGAGGGGAGGTATCGGCTTCAATACTGCACAATATCATAATAGCACGGAAATTGAGGCCAAAAGTGCAATTGGAGTGCAAAACCTATCTCCAGCCAATTTTCTCGGCAATCATACGGACGATCTCCTCGCGCCAGTACATCGCGGTTCGCCGGCTTACGTATACTTCGTTCGCAATCCCTTCCCACGTCAGTGTTTGTGGGCGAGTCCAGTACCTCAGTTTGATAAGTTTTTGTTTATCCGGCTCCAGGCACCCGACAACAGATTCAATCGCATCCACAATCGCTTGCAACTGCTCCAATCGCTTATGACTCGTCAGAAGCACGGCCGTTTTCCCCGTAGGATCTCCGGGTATATTGCTCCGGCCGCCGCCAACGTTCTCGTCGTCGGAAGCAGATCCGTGCAGGATATCGTTCTTCAGCCGGAGAATTTCTCGACGCGTCTCATGATAGGCAAACAGTTCCGACTCGACATGTTGGAAAGTGCCTTTTCTAAGTTTGGCGGTCATCTGTCGTCACCTCTTGTCGTTCAGATACGGTTATGGCAGCTATTTGATCAATATCGATATCGAATAATTGCGTTCTACCCGGGATATTTCCCCAAATCAAACCGTTGGTACCGCCAAATGCATCGTGTCTCTTCTCAATACTATTTGCCGTAAACTCCACGATTTGACCCGATTTAAGAAATATTTTTACATCCTTCACGTTGCATCACCGCCCTCCTTGAAAACCTCAGCCACTGTACTGCTCGTATCCACCGTCCGCATGCCGTCCCACAGCTCGCGGATCTCTTTGGCCTTGGCGATCACCGTGGCCTTTTGCTTCGGCTGCAGCACGATGTCCATGGCCTCGTGATAATGCCGCTGACAGGCCGCATACGCTTTTGTATGCAACACGTTCTGGGCTTCCCAGAACTCTTTAGTGGACAATTGTTTGAACTGTTTTTGCTGCCGGCGCCGTTGTTCTCGGTTCATGGTCGTTCCTCCTTCGGGATCATTTCAAGCCGTCAATCCGGGCTTTCAATGCAGTAAGCAGCCGGTCCTGTGTTGATGCTTTATCCTCCAGTGCCGCCATAACATCCTCATCAGCCCCGCCCTGGACAACCAGGTGGTGCAGGATAACCTTTTGCGTCTGGCCCTGCCGGTGCAAGCGGCCATTTGCTTGTTGGTACAGCTCCAAGCTCCAGTTAAGCCCAAACCATACGACGTGATTGCCGCCATCCTGCAGGTTTAGTCCGTATGCCGCACTAGCCGGATGCGCCAGCAAGATGTCCACCTCTCCGGCGTTCCAGTCCAATTGATCTTGCGGAGTCTGCAGTTCGCGGATCCGAAGCCCAGATTTACTTAGTGCCTGCTTGATCCGGCTCAAATCGTGCTGATAGCTGTAAAACACCAGAGCCGGTTTGCCATTCAGTTGCTCGATCAGCTCCATGAATGCCTCGATCTTGCAGTCGTGGATCTCGTGTACGTTCCGATCGGCGTCATACAAGGCGCCATTGCAAAGCTGTAGCAGTTTCCCCGTAAGTACTGCCGCACTGGTCGCTGTGATCTCCGTATCCTCGACTTCCAGCAGCAGCTCACTCTCCAGCTTGTCGTATTGCTTTTTGGCCTTATCGTCCAAAACAACAGGGATAACGTTCGTCACACAGTCTGGAAGCTCGAGATAGTCCTCAGCCTTCATGCTGATGCACAAGCCGGTCAATTTATCCCGTATGACGTTATCGGCCCCGGGCTTGACCGTATATCCAAAGCCGTTATAGTTCCGGTCGAAATACTTCTCTCGAAAGTGGGTGATGTACTTTTCCAACCGTTGCCCTTGGTCCAGCAAGTACACCTGAGCCCACAGATCCAGAAGCCCGTTCGGGGCCGGGGTACCCGTCAGCCCGATAATTCGCTTCACATGCGGCCGGATCCATGTCAGAGCCTTAAACCGCTTGGCCTGATGGTTTTTAAAGCTGCTTAGCTCGTCGACCACAACCATGTCAAACGGCCAGGCGTTCCGGTACTGCTCGACTAGCCAAGGTATGTTTTCCCGATTGATGACCCATATGTCTCCTGGCGTATTCAGCGCCCGTATACGCTTCTGCTGGCTCCCAAGCACCGGAATGATTCGAAGGTG